TAACGCTACTCTGTACTGGCACGAAAAGTAGCGATAGGCTCGTCCACTCTAATGAAAGTACAATTTGCGTCCAGCCAATCAATGTCTTCCTGTGAAAACATGCCGTCCCCCTCTCCATTGCGCAAGTTCATGCTGCGCCTCATGACGTCCCGTGGGTCCTTGTTGTTGCACCATATGCATGGTCGACCCCAAGGCATATTGATGACGTCATGGTACATCAACCTAACAGGGATCCACTGCATCCCACCCAACCAATCCTTCCAGCCCGGGAAGTACCGAATGTCCACGTCATCGAGTACGTGGTACCGGGCCTCACCAATCTTGAATGCAACCTCGGTAACGTTCAGCAGCCGCTGACTGTAGATGTGGTTGCCTAAGTCGCGGGCCCAAGTCGTCTTGCCTGTCAAGCTAGGCCCATACAGTACTAGACTCTTTCGCCTGGGTCCTATATGCCCAGTTAGCACGTAAGGGAGGGGTAGGGGCCCCCCCGCTGGGAGGGAGCCTGAGCGACCGGGAACGAGTGCGGTACACAACTAATGTGCAAAAAGATAGCCAAAGATGTGAAATCGCTAGCGCAGCGTCACTTACCTATGAGTGGTTCTCGATCGCGGATACCAGAGAGTGATATCCAATCATCTCGTCCATCCATTGCCCCACTTGTGAAGTCAATGCCCTGGGGTGTACGGTATGCGGGAGGTTCAACACGGAATCTCCACTTAGCATACGAATGGATGTTTGCGAATCGACTAATGAGATCTCCTCTCTCCATTTCGTCATAAAGCTCAAGAAACTCGTCCATACTCTCGCACAGGTGCGCGACATTCCGGACTCGATGAGCTCCAATATGCATACCTCCGCGTGGCGTAGGTCGTTCAAGCCCCCCGGCAACAACATCCCCATCCTTTGTCGCATAGTCGTAGCCCTTTTCCGGTGTACCACGAGAAGGCGAGACGTTCGGATGGAAACCTCCAACATCGAAGACACGTACATCTCGACTTCGGAATTTTCGGTTGAAGTCGACAAAAGCGTGCAGATGAGTTCCTCCATCAATGTGATCCTCTCGTGCAATGATGCACTCAGCTCTAAGGCCAGACATGTGGTCGCTAACGGCCCACTCGTCCAGACCGTTGGATTGGGCGTAGGTGAGCAAGACATAACGAGAATTGACGAATAACATGGTGTGCCCCCCTCAGGTGTGTCCTGCAAAAAATATTATAGCAGGACACGGAGGCAGACCTTCACCTATATAAGCAGAGCTTCCCCCAACTGTTGGGAATTCACCAAACCATGGATTCCTCACCCCCCCCAACCCAAGAGCATTGCCCCACATGCCGATCAAGTACAAACGCGGACGCTACGGCGCTTCAGGTCGTACTCGAGTTTCTCGACGACGTCGCACAGCAAATCGCCGATCTACTCGATCATCTCGGACCAATCGGCGAACAGCCGGAAGGGGCATGACTCGCAGGCGTATCCTCAACATGACCAGCCGCAAGAAGCGGGACACCATGTTGACTCTCACCAACATCACTGCGTCAGCCCAGCAGGGATCGACAACTTACGTCCCCCAACCGGCGGTTATTACTGGCGGAACCAACGCTAGTCCCCCAATAGTGTGGTGCGCTACTGCACGCAACAACGCCTACCAGGGCGGAGCCCTTGGTGGGACTTTTCAGGCCGCCACGCGGACAGCCACCGAATGTTACATGAGGGGCTTGTCTGAAAACATTGAGATCCAGGTGTCCGATGGCGTCCCATGGCAATGGCGGCGCATCTGCTTCACCTACAAGGGTTTCAATAATGCAGCCCCTGACATAGCCGGTTTCTCCCTCTACTATCAAAGTACGATCGATAGCTATGTTCGCTCCATGAACATGGTCCCGAACAACACCTACAAGGATACGATTCAGGGCATTATCTTCAAGGGTGTGGCCAATCTCGATTGGAACGACCCGATTATTGCCCCACTCGACACCGAGAAGATCACCGTCAAATACGATAAGACCCGCATGATTGCTTCTGGCAATGAGGACGGGTGTATACGGAAGTATAAGCTTTGGCACCCAATGAATAGGACGCTCGTGTATGGAGACACGGAGGCGGGTGGAACCATCAATCAAAGCTATTACTCGGTTCAGTCAAAGCGGGGAATGGGAGATTACATTGTCATCGACTATTTTAGACCGCGCCAAGGTACATCTAGTACCAACCAGCTATCGTTTAGCTCTAACGCTACTCTGTACTGGCACGAAAAGTAGCGATAGGCTCGTCCACTCTAATGAAAGTACAATTTGCGTCCAGCCAATCAATGTCTTCCTGTGAAAACATGCCGTCCCCCTCTCCATTGC